CGGTTTAACGGGTTTAACGGGTTTAACTTGTATGGCTGCGTGTTTATCAGCCTTTGGTTTTTTAGCCCCTGGATTTAAAGGACATGTGGACTTGTTTGTCCCTTCAGCCCCACATAATGAACATCCGCCTCCATGCATTATATTATTGCAATATTCAATTTTAAATGAATTTAAATGAAATTAAAATTGAACTCGTAATTATTACAATGGAACAGCAACATGCATCAGCGCCACCGGCACCTTCGGCTCCTATGTGGCCCAATACTTATTACCCTCCAGATTGGACGGATGTCAAACGACAAGAATTCGACTCATTGTGCGGTATGTATGAAATTCATGCAAATACAGCGCAAGAAGCACGTTGCGTTTTGTCAGGTCAAAGTAAGATTATTATTGTAGACAACTCGGGTAGTCAAAGTTGGGCATTGGGTCCAGGGAAAACTGAAATTCGCCACTCCGACGGTAGTCCAACAGCACGTTATGAAGAAGCTATAGAGTTTATGAAGATTGCTATTCCGTTCATGGCGATAGATGCCCCGAACGGAATAGAGTTATATTTTATTAATGCAATTTCAGGTAGCAACAGTCATACTGGCATTCAAAGTTTTACACAAGCTCTGCCATTGCTTAATCAAGCTCCGTCTGGAGGAACGCCATTAAATGAAGCATGGGATAATGTGCAAAGTAGATATGCTAAAGCTATTGATGAGCAGGGTCTCATTGCAGTTATTGTTACCGATGGCACACCGACTGACATTAATGGTGCTCCTGGTAAAGAAGCTTTCCGTCGCCGGATCAAGAGACGTAAAAGTCCTCTTAAAAATATTGTGAATTTCCTGGTCACTACTGATAAAGATTCTGACGTAGAATATCTAGACGGTATGGACAAGTACATACCTGGCGTTGATGTTACAGATGATTATATGACAGAGAGTGCGCAAATTCGTAAAAAACAAGGTCCGCGATATCCTTTTTCCCGTGGGGATTACGTCCTCAAGGCTGTCATTGGAGGCGCCAGCGCTAAATTGGATCGTCAAGACGAGACTCGTGCCTGTTGTATTATTCTATAAATTATAAATCAATTGTAATATGACCATTTACCGCTACTCTGATTCCAAGGCAATATGTTCAGACCTATCTTTTTTACGTCTGCTAGGCGAGGTTTTATACCATAACATACAGCACCTAATTTTAACTGTCCGGGCATACTTCCGCCTCGGAACCCAGATAAACATTCAGATGTTCCGCTAGAAATAGAATATCCATGTAAACCTTTTACCCAACCTAAGGTGCACCAGTCCGCACCAGCTTTATAAGCATGATGTAATTCCTCTTTGGTTGCGAGTCTGCCTCCCATTTTTCGACAGATATCATGGGCTGCGGTGTAACGATATTTATTAGTACCGATGCAGTAGATTTCTTGTTTGGGCACCGTGGGAAGATTAACTGAACTTGAACTTGAACTTAAGTAATAAATTGTGAAAGCAATAAGAGCAATACAGAGGGCAATAATGTAGTAATGGAGACGAACCATGTATATATTAAGTCATTAGTTTTTAGTTTTTTATTATTAACAATATATGTTAGGTAATCTATTGAAATTAGGTAAAGATTCTTTTTGGAACATTGTTTTGGTCAGCGCCACCCTAATTGGTGCCTTTGGCGGATTCCCCGAACCACCCAAAGTCTTTATTAACCTCACTAAATATACCATTGTCCAATGGCTTCTCGTTTTCATATTGGCTTACCAAGGTGGTGCTGGGCAAGACATTTCATTCGCCGTTGGGGCAACAGTATTTACCTTCTTAGTTTACCATTTTGTCAGGTATTTCGAAGGTTCTGAAGACGATTTACTGTTATAACTTAATTACTATTCATCATCAACCGGATACGCTGTTTGATATAAATCCGGATAACTTGATGCGGCATTATCGGATACAAGTACTAACCCTAGCATAAAATAGATTGCACCCACTCTATTTTGTGTTAATTTATCAACAAAAATTAAAATCTCCCTCCTTAGTTTTTCTTCCATATGTTCAGTGTAGTTTCTAATCAATTCTACATTTGGACAAAAAATGCCGTCAGGTGGTATTAAATTACTTTTTTCCTGTTCACTAAGCTCCAAACGGTAGTTCCAGAGGTCATGCAAATTTAAATAAAGTTCTTTCAGTTCTACTAAATCAAGTTCTTCGAACCACATACGATCCATATAATGATGCCGGTTTATATGATTAACTACGTTTGTTGTTAATTGTCCAATGCCCAGTTCTTTTTCGTTTTCCTGTTCAAACTTTACAGGATAACCGTATTTCTCCATCCATTTTATTTTTCTTTTTAACCGCAGTATATTATTATTGTCCAGTGGAGCATGAGTAAATTGGTTAAACAACGACTCTTCCGAATTTAAAGTTCGTACATCATAGACATAGACACATCCAGCTTCCAAAACTTCGAAATAATGTGACTTTGGAATAGCCGAAAAATGGCAACATGTTACACAATCACTATCATTTACCATTGGACTATTTGAACTGGTACATCCTAGATGATATAAAAATTGGTCGAGGAATTTCCGTGCATAATATGAATCATCCATATGATATACACCCGTCTCCTTATACTTTAAAATTTTACGGAGATTAGCCGTGTTCCCTCTGATCATTAATTTATTTTCCCTACATTTGCGAAAAATTTCATATTCTGGACAATCTTTAAGACTGACATTAACTCTTACTCTAATAGGTTTAGTAGGTTTGACCGGCTTAACTGTTACCTTGACCCTTGGCTTATTTATATTTGACATATACTTAAACTGTATTATTCATTTATTCTTTTTGATGTTGATTGTATTTATGCATATGAGTGCATACATCTAACGCAAAACTGATATCTTTTATACTTGCGCCATAGTTTTATGGTAAGTAATGTCAGAACAAAGGCAAACCCAAAACAAACCCAAGAAAGAAAAAGAGCTCAACTACCACATTGTCGATTTCCTCGACATTGACACTGATAATATTACATTTAACGCTCCCAAGGAAAACAACTACGGTGGTAGTTATGTGACGCTGAGATACAGTGGAAAACAACTCTATGTGCGATATGATCCACGTGTGTGCCCATTCGGCCTAAGCACTAACACTCAGGATGTTAGCAAAACCAAAGACAAGGGTAAATATCCTAAGGATGAAAAAGTAACTGGATACAGCACATCCGTTAGTTTACAGAAAGACTACGAAGCTGACCCTTACTATGAGAAGGGTCGTGAACTCGATGAATTCTTCATTGAAAAATGTATTGAGAACTCTGTCCTGTGGGGGCTCGGTGGTTCCAAGACAATTAAAATTGACCGTGCCTCTATCGCAGGTTATGACGACAAGGGTGACAAGGGTAAGTGGAAACGTATAATAAAGTACGCTTACAAGGTTGACAAACAGACCAAGGAACGTATTTACACGGATTATCCACCTCGTCTCGATTTCGGTATTACTACATCCAGCGCCGAAGATGTTGAAGGCGATGATGGTCTGCTTCACGCAGAAGCTACCTTCAAAACACGATTTTTTGACGCTACAGGAGTCCGTGTCCCTGATGTTGGAACTGATAACATAGATGATGTCTTGCCAAATTGGTCACGTATCGGAACAATGGCAATGTGGTCTAGCATATCATTGGGAACTTACGGCGCCAGCCTCAAACCCAAGGCCCAGCAGATTCGCGTATTCCCTAGTGAAGGTCTCAACAATGATGAATGCTTGCTTGATGGCGATGAAGATGAGGACGATTTCAATGAAGAAGTTCCCGACGCATTAGGCGATATTGCGCCACCGAAGGTAGAGCGTGTCAAGAAAGCCGCTAAGAAGGCACCAGAACCTGAGCCAGAGGAAGAGGAAGTTGTCGAAGAGGATGAGGTTGAAGAAGAGGAGCTCGAGGAAGAAGAAGAACTTGTTGAAGAAGAGCCTGAGCCTGAGCCAGTACCTGAGAAGAAACCAGCTCGCCGTGTAGCTCGCCGTGTGACTAAAAAGAACTAATTAGTTTCAATCCCGCTGCATGTTGTATTTTAATTTTACTTTGTGAAATTAAGTTTTAACTTTTAAAATTGAAAAGAGCAAACTAATGTATGAGTATGAACGCTTTCGACATGTCAGCAATAATGGATTCCGTAGACACGATAAATTATAACACACTGGAAATGTACCAAGCATTAATAGATATAGAATATGATATTCGCATAATGGAACCGCTTCTAAAAAGATTAATGGATCATTTGAAAAGCATGAGATGTTCGCAATACCCGCGTCGTCCTGAACGATGGCATAATCTTATCAAGGATTTCTGTACAGTTAAAGCAGTAATGAACAAATATGCGTTTGGGAAATTTTTGCAAGATGCTAAGCACTTCCACACGGATCCTGTAAAACAGGATATTATTAATGGGGTAATTGAACATAGTTACCCCATTAATGATTATTATTTTATGATGTGCGCTAAGGTACCGGTAGATATTATCATGAACTATTTGATAGAAAGAGATATATTAAAACCTGATCCGCGAGGGATGTTGGGGCGCATGTATTTTAACTGGAGACTCAGAGATTAAATAAAATGAAAATTGATAAAGTATAGGTAGAAATGGTTGACATGGATCCTATCAAGTTTAAAATCCTAATCATAGGAGACACTAACGTGGGTAAAACATCGTTACTGATCAGAAGTCAGGATGGCGTCTTCAGACCTGAGACAAAAAATACAGTAGGTATTGATTTTACTCAAAAAACCTACATGGAAGACAGCAAAAGATATGATTTGGCTATTTGGGACACTGCTGGTCAAGAGCGCTTTCGTTCAGTGACCAAAGCTTATTACCGTGACGCACACGCAGCGTTCTTAGTTTTTGACGTAACATCACCTGAATCGCTAGAACATATTAGAACATGGCATGCATCTCTTATGAGTAATCTTAAAGAATGCAGCAACAACGCAAAACCTATTGTTTTATTAATTGGCAACAAGAATGATTATAAATCTAAGGTAAAACAGGAAGACATCAATAAAATTGTCGAAGAACTACAAATCCCGATATATATATCAACTAGCGCCAAAACAGGAGAACATGTTGAAGATATGTTCCGTTCCTTATTGGGATTATTGATAAGTAATGATCATTTGCATACTGGGCACGGTTCAAGTTTACGCATCAAAAACGATTCATTGGGGATAGTATCTCATGGCAATAGATGTTGCTAACTAATTAGTTTAAATGGTTTAAAGGGTAAATGTGATATATGTTAATGACTCATATCACACAAGAAGAACCCGTCCAGGAAGGGTGCAGTCCTGACGTCCAGAAAATCAGCACTTTGAATTTATTCAAAGAATTAACTGCGCGCGTTGTTAACCCCGTTAAATGTGTAGGATATAACCTGTTGGATAGGGTTATATCTATTCCTAGTCTCATATTAAATATTTTAACGAAACCAGAACCTAAACCAGAAGCTGAACTAGAACCAGTACCAGAACCAGTACCAGAACTAGTACCAGAACTAGTACCAGAACCAGAACCAGTACCAGTACCAGTACCAGTACCAGAACCAGTTAAAATACCCAAATCAGCATTTTGCTTAGCATTGGAACAATTATCCGAAGGTCTTAAAATTAAAACGAAAGATGTCCAGGTTGCACCTGGTTGGGAAGATAAAATATCAATATATAAAGCTGTTATCAAGAGAGAAGTAGATGAAGACAGTGATGAACCGCCATTCATTTTGAAAGATGAGAAAACACCAGGTATTTTCGCAACATTTAGCAGCAATAAGGATTTTATAAGTTTCATTACCAGTAAAAAAACACAAGGTATGTACGACATACAAGCATATGTTCATCCTTTATGGGTAAATCTCTCCAGAGTGGGAGACTTTGTACCCACCAAAATTTTTAAACTCATACCCAAGAAGACCGAAAATGAACTTGATGTTATGTTTATAATATCCAACAAGGAATATGCTAACCCTAATAGACTAGTAACCGTGGAAAAACAAGAAGCTAATGAACTTAAACTCCTGTCTGCTCGCGATGACATATGGGCACCACCCTCTTCTGGGTTTAATCCACAACCAAGCAACGCATAATATTAAAAAATGAAATAATAGTTCTTGTATATGGCTAACAAGACATCCACATTACCTTTTTGTCCGCAATGCGAATCATTAATGAATCACGCTGGAAGTGAGCTGGAATGTGAACTATGTGATTACAAAGAAACAATGACTACAAAATCTAAGTTACGATCAACTATTTACAAAGCAACTGTAGTTACGGATGTGAATCTTTCTGTAGTGTACGACCAGTCGCTGAGGAGAACTTGCAAAGTTCAATGCGCTAATGCGTCGTGTGATTCTAATGATATAGAAAAATGGGGAGGATACACTGATGATGGTATTTTAATCCAACCGGATATGGTGATTATTAATTATCATGATAGGGAAGACCGTGTTAACACATATATTTGCCGTATCTGCAAAACGACCACATTGCCCAGCATGACGGTTGAAGAACTGTTGAGTTAAATCAATTAGAAATTATCACGAATCAGAAGCTGAGATACAGGGATATCTTCATGTTGTCCATTGGGTAGTGGGCGGCGAATAATAAAGGGTAATCTCTTGTGGCGCAATTCCATAAGAGCAATTTGTTCGGTATCATTAGGATATTCGCCATTTGGAAACATACTAGCTTCAACTGTGGGTGGTGCGTGCTTGTCAAGCATTTGTACGCGTAGGCCCAATACCTTCACCAACTCATACTTTGTAATGTATGGTGTTGTCCTAATAGACACTAATGTCTTTGAATTCACCAATGTTGGATCATCATTGTAAATAGAATCCAATTCGTCGAAATCGCAATCTTCAATTTGAAGATCGATATCTTCTAACTGTTCTCCAGTGGCGGCGAATTCAACTTCTTCGTCTTCTTCTTCATCGAATTCAAATTCATCCTCTTCTATTTCACCCTCAACTTCAACTTCAGCTTCATCTTCTTCTTCACTATCTATTTCATCGCGAGGAGCTAATTCTTCATCCTCTTCATATTCTTCTTCGATAATTGTAACCTTATCCTCGGACACTTTAGACATATACTATAATCATTAAATCATTTTTGTCCACTTTCCACTTTATACTTTATACTTTATACTTAGTTTAGTCTTTGTCAAAATACACTATTTTGACAAGGATAGTATGGAGCTGAAAAACATTCATATTAAACTCCTGCTAAATCCTATTTAACTGATATTCCTTTATTCTTTTTCCGTTGCGCGTTATAGTCTGGGTCTTCAATGTGTACCCATATGTTTTTATTAATTGTCTCAAAACGGTTATTGCTACTCTATCGTCTATGTCGGTTAAATAGGACCTGGCCTTACATTTAATATATATGTTTTTCAGATCATCTAACAGTGAACTCGCTGACAGTGTATCCACAATATGTTCTCTATTAAACCACTTGCGATCCTGCATCCCAGATAATCCAAAAAGTTGACAATACCGATAGACCAGCTCTTTAGTTGGTTTCTCTCGAAAGAGTTGATTAATCATCCCTTAATATTGTTCCTATTTTTATTTTTAACACCTTGCGGAATATATTGATCTAAAATTGACTACATGATAAATTACACATGCAATATTGTTATAATTCTGATTTAGAACCTACAAGATATTCTGCAGAATCGATAATTGCTGCATTCAGAGAAATCCAGCCTTTTTTATCATGTAACATAGTGGATTACTATGTCCACTTTACAACCAAATTTACCACAATCCTGATAGATTTCACGGTAGACACGGAATTGTTGAGCACATATAGACAGGCTCTACAGACAAAGGACATCAGCAATCTTCCGGACAGTCAATATTGCCATGCTCGCGATTGTTATAATTCATGTTCAGTGTCGATATGCTGTGACGAACATCAGGAGCAAATAGATACGCCTAAGAAAAAATTCATACTGAGCAAGATTTATGTTTCACATGTGGTGCAAATGGTTTATCAAATGCTTAAAAAGGCTGACAGTATTGGCATTTATCCACCAGACCATATCGTATACCAGAATACCGAATTCCTTGCATATCACCGCGTCATTAGCTGTTGGAAGAACATCGGTGAAACACCCTTATCTATGATGGAAAGAGTAAGAGAACAACACGCCATACCACCCGAGATCAAGAGTTGTTATACCGGAAGATTGGACCCAATGGCACAGGGTATATCATGTATTCTTGTGGGTTCGCAAAATGTAATTAAAATGATGGAATACAACCGCAAAAGCAAAAGTTATTGCTTTAACGCTATTCTAGGGGTAAGTACAGACTCTTACGATCCCTTAGGTAAGATGGATGAAGTTCAACTAATTACACAAAAACAAGCAGATGATTATGCTAGTAAATTATCCAAATCTGCGGGCAAATTTTACCAAGAATATCCTGCTAAATCTGGCCACATGTACAAGAGCAAACCCTTGTGGAAACATGCCATGAATGGCACTTTACCCGACAAAATGCCAGGAATGGAACGCGAAATTTATAACATACAAGTAGGCAAGCCTGTGCAAATAACTATCGGAACATACGTCAAAGATTGTTGTAATGATATCAGAGATGTCAACAAATGTTGTGGTGAAGTAGCGTTTCAAGGTAGTACACATATCAAAACGTGGCGCACTTTAGCCGTTACGCGACCAGATCTCAAGATTTGGAAGATTACAGTCACTGCATATGTTTCCAGTGGAACATTTGTAAGAAGCATTGTTGTTGATACCGCCAAACATTTCAATATTCCAGCTCATGCTTTCCGTATCACTAGGATTTATCACGAATGAGCCGTAGTATATTATCATAATGACATTCTACTGCACAATTAGAATAAAATGCACAATTTAAAACTGTGTCTTGATACTGTTCATGTAATTCTTTGAGATAATGTGTGATATCTGTTCTGTAAAGCGATACATGTTTATTAACAACGGTGATAATATCTCTATGAATATCTACAGGTAACAACATTTTACTTTGCTGCAACATTGTTGTAAGTGCCAACATATTAGCATACTTTACGACATCACTATACGCAGTTGCTAATATAGGTTTAAATGTACTGTAATCATATGGTGGTTCATTATTTAACGGTTCAACGGTTAATATTGATATCTTTATTAATTTGAGTACACTATATATGTCCATTGTGCCTACCCATTTATTTACATTTATATTATCTTCCCATGTATTTAATCTTGATGCGCATACCTTGCCATTATCATGAAAATTTGGGCTCATTCGAAGATTTGTGTAGTTTATATATGTGCATGCTGGTGGTATGTTAGGGTATGCTTGCGGAAATTCGAATTTTATTACGTGTGCGCCATATGAATATGGATTATCTTTGTGGGTATTTTCTTTATCACATAATATTAACCCATATCCAACTGTAACATCCTGTTCATTGTAAAAATAATACAATCCTTCTTTATGACTTTGATTTACATTCATATCCTCAATATCACGTATTATGCGCTTAATTCTATTCATGAACTATAAATAATACTTAAAAATATATATATGACGACACTTATGGAATTTACCGAACAATTGCAGAATATATCATCAACATTAGGAGATGGCTCAAGTGTGGGTGTTAATAAGGTTAAAATTTACCAATATACTGCCATAGCGGATGAGTACATTTATATGGAATTTAACTGCGAACACGCTATAGATGAAATTTTAGTTGAAAATGGAACCACCGAATTAGCAAGTAATAGTACAGCAGTGTTAACTCCGGTAAATCAGGGCGATACAGTAACGATAACAATAACCTACGGAAACATAACAGGTTATCAGCTTCTTATAGAGTACAATTTGTATTACATTAAATATGGTAGGGACCATTACGTTATTTTGCAGAATGACTATATTTATCCCGCTGCTAACACTATCACTGGTTCTACATTTGTAGGGAGCATCTTGGCTAAAAGTGTCAGAATGGGTTATGCACTCCCGGATGTTGTTTTAATTGGGAGCAATATGCTCACAGGTGTCACCTTTTCCCAAGGCAATATATATAACGAAGATTTCTATGATTTATTTGATTCTTTGACAGCACATTTCCGTAAATATATGTTAAATGCTACACAATTGCTTAGTTTACTTCAATATGGTTTGGACAATGACACTTATTTCGAGGGTTTTGGCATATCGTATACATATCATGACGATACCGTAAATACCGTATATTTACAAAGTAATGGTAAAAATACAGAATCAATCGTGAAAAATGGAATACCTGTATCCAATAATTCATTTGTCGTGTTAGCAATAACTGATACGGTCTGGGCTGGTTCTAGTTACAGTGCACCCAACGAATACCAAGTATTAGATGGAGTACTGTCATACATCAGTACAGTAAATGGTAATGTGCTGGACACTAAGAAAGAAGTAAGAAAAACGATAGTGTCCGGCTCCGATGAACAAATTAAATTTGTAGCGCCCAAAGTGCAAGTGCAAGTCCCTACACCATCTTTAGCTACAAGATTAAAGGGAAGCAGCGGCACATCTCCTTCATTTAAGTAATTATGATTTACAATAATTTTTCATAGCTTGTTCCACAGCATCGTGAATATTAGGAACTTCTGGGCACATTTGTTCTAACAATGCAGTATCCAAACAATTGTTCGAACGACCAGCTTTGGTAACAGCATTCAACTCTACCAGACTAAAGTTTTCCCATGTGTATTCAGGATCGACATATTTCTTATACATCTCTAATATTTCGTTGTGTGTAATAACTCCAGGGTTACACAGGTTTACCGTACCGGTACACTGGCGACACATCATAGACAATATACAAGGGAATAGTGTACTTAGTACAGACATTGAATTAGGTACTGAGATAACTTTTGGATATTTTAGTATTTTAGTAACAAAGTTCCGATGCGAATCATCAGATGTAATAGGCATCCTTATACGAAGGTTAAGAACAGAGCCGCAATGTTGGTGCATCAATCTGTCTGTAAAGCCTTTCACGACTGAATACGCTGAGCCAAAAAAATTGGGTTTATCATCTTCCATGAACCCATGTTTAACGTCAGCGTATGGATGAGCATAATCATATTCGAAAATGCATCCAGTTCCCAAGTAGGTATAATGAACATTCATCAGTCTGCACACATATACCAAATTCAACGGGGCATACAGATTGTCTCTCATATTTTCATTTAATGTATCAATATCTTGCAAATAATCAATATTTGGACTATTTTTACCGTGTGTTCTCCCTATAAAACTAATTACGTGCGTAATATCATTAGTTAGTAGTATATTCTTTATTTCACTTACGGGTGCATCAGCGCGGCAATTAGAATCGCTGGCCCTAACGACAACTGTATTTTTACTTCCTGAACCCATATACTCTATGAATTGTTCGCCAATCCAACCTTTGTCTCCAAAAATTAGTACTTTCATTAATTTTGTATGCCGCCTTTTTTTAACTTGAACAAAAGTGATTAACGCTTATAAAATACAATGAGCCAAAAAACTCAACGTCTAGCTGTTAACGGGGGTGAATCTGGAAATTACATTACCGTTTGTTACCGCCGATGTTGGTGGCAATGGCAGATGGATAGATTCCGTGGGTCATTACTTGATATCCGAAGTAGAGATAGAAATAGGAGGCCAGCTAATTGATAGACATTATGCTGATTGGTTGGAAATTTGGAGTCAATTAACCTTATCCAGCAGTAAAGCAAGCGCATATTATGAACTTATCGGAACTGACGGAGACATAGGTTTAAGAACTCCCACAGGTGCAGGTAGTTTAGTTGGTACAGGATTAAATACGAATTCTAGTGGTAGACGCTTATTATTTGTTCCCTTACAGTTTTGGTTTTGCCGCAATATTGGTCTGGCATTACCCTTGATTGCTCTGCAGTATCATGAGGTAAAAATAAATGTTGAATTCAACCGCTTTGAAAATTTAGTGTTTAACTGTTCACAGGTAGCAGGAGAAGAACTTAAAGTGCGCCTGTTCGCAGACTATGTATTTCTCGACGTTGATGAGCGCCGCCGTTTTGCGCAAGTATCTCATGAATATTTAATAGAACAGCTGCAATTCTCTGGCGATGAAGCATACAACAGGAATGGTATAAATATTGATTTAGTATTCAATCATCCTGTAAAAGAATTGGTTTGGGTTTGCCGACAAAATACCGCCGAATTTACAAATCAATGGAATAATTACACTACATTAGCATCTGACCCTACCGAAACAGGTAGTTATTTCGTCAGACCTGTTGTAGTTGGAGGTCCTGCTTTGACAGTGATAGGCACGGACATAGATACGTATAAAAAACAGATTGCTAACAATATAGTACAAACTGCCAAACTTCAACTGAACGGACATGATCGTTTCGGCACCAGAGAGGGTTACTATTTCAATTCTGAACATTGTTTGAGATGTCATACTAGAATCCCTGATTCCCCAGGAATAAATGTGTACTCATTTGCCTTTAAACCCGAAGATCATCAACCAAGTGGAACTTGCAACTTTTCGCGCATTGATAACGCCCGATTAGTCCTGACACTGTCACCATTTTTGGATGATGATTACAACGGCGTTGTCAAGATTTTTGCAACCAACTACAATGTCCTGCGTATTATGAGTGGTATGGGTGGTTTGGCATATTCCAACTAATAAAACTTAAAACTTCAATGTATTTAAATTGATTCGTACATTAACATAATTAATGTCTGAATCTGTCAAAATTTATAAAGTAGGCGGATGCGTCCGTGATTATATTCTTGGTCAAACTCCTAACGATATTGACTATTCCGTAATAAATTGCCGTAATTTCCAACATATGAAGGAAGTTATTACGAGTAAAGGTTGCAAGATTTACTTAGAAAAGAAAGATCATGGTGTAATTCGTGCCAATTACAAGGGCGAGCCTGTCGATTTTAGTCTCGCTAAAACATTTGGTTCCGGGGCATCAGGCATCGATGATGATTTGAGTTGGCGCGATTTTACTGTTAATGCAATGGCTATGGATGAATCTGGTAATATCATTGATCCGCATGGCGGTGAAAAGGATACGCGAGACAAAATACTCCGTTGTGTGCAGTCGTCCGAAGTTTGTTTTTCTTCGGATCCGTGTCGTATGTTGAGAGCTTTACGATTTCATATTGTCAAAGGCTTTACGTTATCTCTCGAACTAGAAACAGCCCTCAAGATTGAAAAATACCATACATTATTACGCAAAGTGTCTCATGAGAGAAAACGTGAAGAGCTCAACAAAATGTTCAAGCATGATACAGTTGCTACACTCAAAGCAATTAGTAGTTTACCCGATACTTTTGCGCATGCCGTTTTCTCTGATGAACTCTGGCTCAAAGCAACATCAGAAAAAAGAAAATAAACTAGCAATTAATACGACCAACTTGACAAACACACACTATTTCCGTCTTTGAGATTGCAAGGATCGGCAGCAATCCTTGCAAAATCAACAATCCACCATATACCTAACCCTCCGACTGTAAATAGTTTGACAACGCCAATACCGTTGTACCTACTGTTTCCCCTAGCAATATGAAACCAGTCAGCACCGAACTCGCCCAGAAAAAGAGACAAACAAAAAGTAGCGATGCGTGATGACTCTTTGTAATTGCATATCCCATACCCATGTGTAGTATAACCACCATTGCATTCACATACACGTGTACCGTTTGGCGGGGGATATTCTCTGTTAAATTCTTGAATACATTTACCATGACCACAGTCTTGGTTATATATACATATTTCAGGAACTTCAGGAGTCAACGACAGTAATTTTCTACTATTTACTGCACCCGTTCCAGTTGGAGTTGGAATTGGAACCGAGGTAAATGAATACATTACATTAACTAGTAAACCAGTTGCCAGGTAACCTAAATAAATCTTGATGATTGAAGCTTTTTTCATTAAGTTTGGAATTGAATCAAATTCTAATTTAAAATTAAATTAATGACGATATGCTAGGCCGCTCATTCCCTGCATGATACGCAGAACGTTGTAATTGACTGCATAAATCCTACACTGACTCGTTCCGCTCAACAACCTTGTGGGTGTTCCCATACCTGGGTAGGTTGTTTCCATATTTTCTGTACCCGTAGTTAATACAGCGGTACTTAATACCAAGAAGGCATTGTCTATACGGGAAAAGTTGCAAGTTCCACTGGGTTGATGTTTTTCTGGAAACAACGCAAACGAATACACGTTTATTCCCGGGCTTTTAGGTATACATGTGTGCCTATCACGCGTTTGAACCCAATTAAAATAAGTACCAGGACGCGTAGCAATTCTGTCATTACCATTAAGTCTAAGTTTAGCTCTCACCACAGGATTTTTAGATCCTGGTGGACGCACACAACTTTGTACGCTAATATCCCTAAGTTTAATTTGGTTGTTTATAGCTCCTAACCCACTATCGCCACTCAATACAGACAAACCCGTTTCCGTGTGAATTTCCGCATCTACGGGTGGGTTCGATTTAATTGCTGTATAATTAGAATTTTGTCTATCCGTACCTGTTAAATATTCGATGGGTTGTACAACCCATATTAACTCTTTAACGGGATGAACAAAGTTCAAGGCTATGCTATGCGTATTGGGAGCCTCTCGTGAACTCGAAGGCTCTATAATTTCCGTATTGCGCTGAACTTGTTCTATAAGATATTCATGGGTTGTTTGGGCAAATCTTCGTCTTTCATCATCGTCTAAATATATGTACTCTACCCATAGCTGAGCTTGCAGTTCAATATTACGCATTTCAATACCGGCACTTCGGATAAGTTCTTCGACATGTGCGAATTCTACATTTAATTTAACTTCATGATAAGATAAAGCTATCAAGGGCAAAGCTAGACCATAGTTACGGCAGAACCAAAATTGCAACGGTATGAATATAGCTCGTTCCTGAACATGTTCCCCCTCAATATCTTTTTGTAAGCCTGTGGGACGACCTAACATGTCCACCGGATCTTGACCGATCATGGAATAATATCCTTCCTGTTGTTCAGCAGGAACTGTTAATTGCGCCCATATGTCCAACCAATCTCCAAAATGCTTGTCTATTGGCTGGCCGCCTATTTCAATTTCAATGGTTTTCAGCAAGTGATGACCTATATTATCAGTCCAGCGAAGAACAACTGACGCATCATCAGATTCTAGCTTCGGTAATATTGCCGATATAATAACATTAGACATTAAATCTCCATTTCGACTAATAATCGCGGATAAACTCTTACCAAAATTCGTGGTGCCGTTGAATGATTGTTCAATAACTTCCGTCGCGAAATTGGTATGGCGCCTATAAATTGTTTTGAAATATGTTATCATTGGGTTGCCCGTCAGATAAATGTCCTGAGCTCCATATGCAACCAGTTGCATTAAGCCACCCGTCATTATATTATACCACATTATGATTTTGAATCTTTCTGAACACAAAATGATCAATCGAAAGTAATAATGATATATTACGCCGTGCATAAAGGTCATAGGAAAGGCATATTCATGACATGGAGCGACGCCGAAAAAGCAGTGAAAGGTTATTCGGGCGCCATCTATAAAAAATTCAAAAGTATTGATGATGCTGAGCATTTTGTTAAAACTGGCGAGGAACTAGCAAAAGAGGTTTCAATCATGTGCATACCGCCCAATTCTAAATCTAGTTCTAATTCTAAAGCTAGTTCTAGTTCGTCGTACGATATCCAGGTGAAGGAGTTACGAAAAGAATATTACGCGCACCCTCATTACCGAAAGTCTGGAATAGTACACAATATATACGCGGATGGTAGTACATTTGGTAATGGTCAACCGAATGCTGTAGGAGGTTATGGTGTTTTTATACCTTGTACCGATTTAGTCGATGAATATCTATTATCAGCCCCTATCAAAGGTAAAGCAACAAATAATATAGGAGAACTCCACGGAGTAATCAAGTCATTGGAACATGTTCTGCTTACTGATATGAATTTACCCGAGGAAGCCGATGTTTCTTGGGTGATCAACTATGACTCTGAATATGCGGTCAATGCAATTACAGGTAGAAATTCCAGCAAGGCTAATTTGGACATAGTCAACACGGGTAAAAAACTATTGAAAATGTGCAGGCAGGAACATATAGATATTACATTTAATCATATTTACGCACACACTGACGCCAAAGACATTAATTCCATCGGAAATGAAGTGGCCGATAAACTAGCCAAGGCACGAGGAAAATTAAAGATTTAAAATGATTTAAATTTAAATGTAATAATGGAACGAACAACAGACGTAGTATCTTATGTAGGTAAAAAACTTGTGTACAGTGCAATACACCCCAGTTCAATGGCTATTTTGAGCTTATCGTATATGATAGGAGGTGTTCCGTATGTATGTGGATGGGCCGTTTATTCATTGATTTATTACTAACTTATAAAATTAATTCAACTTCTACTTCTACATTACCCGCGTTGTCAATCATCAAGAACGCAGGGTTCACAACGTCATAATCTACACACAGTAAATCATCGTCATCAACATGGAACTCATATGGTTCAGCACCTGTTGCGCTTCCACATAAATATTGTGTGAACATCCATTCATTATCCACTGCTATAGGCAGGTTTTGCAATTCTATACCTGACCACACATGCTGTTGCATGTTGTGTTCATGACCACATAGATATAAATCAACTTTGTATTTGGCAAAAAGGGGCATAAGCAATCCGTATATATTCACCATATGTCGTTTGTAAAATCCGTTGCTGTTCAGCGGATAGTGACCTACTACTACTTTTTTCCTGTAATTTGGAATTGTGCTGAGCGCGTATTCCAAATCTTGCAAATGTTTCTGTTTCGTTTTTTCAACAGATGCACATTTCTCGCTTAGTTCAGTATCCATATCTACAACTTGTCCATAATATTCATGGTTATAACAAATCTCGAATATATCATTATGCACCAATGGATCCAACACGGGAGTATTGATCAATACAATAGACATATTACCATGTTCTATTGTTTTGACGTCAGAGGTGACATTAAGTACCTCTGAACCAGTTTGCAGGTTGATATTACCTTTGTAATCATGGTTCCCTAGAACTCCACAGATCTGACAGGGTAAAACGGAAAACACATCCTCTAATGCTTTTATGTCTTCGTATCTCCGTGTTCCATGCGGATAAAAGTTATCACCACCAAAAATCAGCAAATCATCAACGGTCACTAATTCTAGCAATTTTGATATTAACCGCTTCAAACACTTTTTGGGTTTAACATGGTTATGACCGTTCTTAAAATCTCCAAAATCTGAAATGAAATATAACATTAGAAATATCGGTTGGTTCATTTTCCAATATGAACATGGCGCAGGATGGCCCGCTCATATCGAAAATTGATCCTGGTGTATGTGTGAACATGTCTATCACCCTGACTCAACTCTTATATACCTTTTTGAAATCTATCTACGATGACAGTCCAGAACTGTTGAGACTCTGTCAAGATGTTATTCAAATGCCTGACCTAGGCGGCATTGCGATTTCGTGGACCACGGCGGAAATCAGGGACATTTGCAAACTGTACGGCTATAACAACGCTGTTGATAACATTAATATGTATCTCATGTTTGCCATAGTAAAATCCATATCCGTCAAGGAAACAGACAGTTCTAATTCCAGTTGTAACTGGAAAGGAGGACCTTTCTATGTCAATCCGGGCAAGGGCTTAATGCACAGAGGAATGAGTTCTCTGTGCATTAGTGCTGATATTAAAGGCGACGACGTTTTTGTTGATGATAACAAGAAGCTTCTGATGATCACCATTCAAGGCGAAAGCACGGGAAAGGTCTATAGTTATCAATATTATCGTAACGCCGACGTGTCATTAGGAGACTACTAAGCGTGACTAATAAACGACTCTAAAGCAGAGGCAGTTCTTTCATCGCCAAATGTTTTCTTGCCCGAGCCCTTGTATAATATAATAGTAGGGAAGCCCTGTACACCCTCTTTCTTAGCTTTTTCGGGTTCTTCATCACAGTTAACCTTTTTAACCTCTACTTTGGGGTCAGCTTTGTGTGCAGCTTCGACCTTTGCCCATTCAGGCATCAATCGTTTGCAGTGT